ATTGCATCTGTTTACACAGTATCTAGTACTGTTTTTTCTGCAACTAATGAAGTTAGTTCAGGTGGAGGTTCTAACTATGTAGTTAAAACTTTAACAAGACTTGGAGTTGCTTCAGGTACTACAGTTGCTTCGGTTGACTTTGATAATGTAAGTTACACAAGTGCAACTTTTACTGCAGCTTATGCAGCAATATACAATACAGATACAGTTGATGGTACAGCAAATAGACTAGTAGTGGTTTTAGATTTTAATGGTAACAAGACAGCAACGAATGGTACTTTTACTATTACCTTTCCTGATCCGTCTACACCTGCTAATGCAATTATTAGTATGAGTTAAGGAGAAAATTTATGGCGTTGGCAATAAATGATAGAGTAAAAGAAACTAGTACAACACAAGGTACAGGAACACTAAACCTTGCTGGAGCTGTAACTGGTTTTATAACTTTTGTTTCAGGAATCGCTACTGGAAACACAACTTATTACACTATCTTTGAACAAGGCACGGCAAATTTTGAAGTAGGTATTGGAACAGTAACTGATGCAACACCAGATACTCTTTCAAGAGATACAGTTTTAAGTAATTCTTTGGGTAACACTTCAAAGATTAATTTTAATTCAGGTGGTTCAAGTACACTAGATGTATTTTGTACAATGCCTGCAAGTAAATCGGTTTACCTAGACGCAACAGGTACACCAGTAGGAGCAGCGTCAGCTGGCTTTGCATTAGCAATGGCGGTTGCATTATAAATAGGAAAAAAATATGGCACAAAATTTTAGAAATGATTTACAATCAGCAGTAGGAACAAGTGAAGCAACACTTATAACTGGAGCAAATTTTGATGCAGTTATTGGAATTAGACTATGTAATATTTTAACTTCCACAATTGAAGTTGATGTTTACATTGTTAATAGTGGAAACAAATATATTGCAAAAGGAGTTGTTATCCCACCAAATTCTGCAATCGAATTAATTCAAGGCGGATCAAAAATTGTTTTAAAAAGTGGTGATGTATTGAAAGCAGTATCTAATACAGCGTCGTCTGTTGATATTGTTACTTCATTCATTAACCAAATTAGTTCTTAGGAGGAATTATGACGGCAGTAGTAAATGGTATCCAATACATTGGAGGACAAACCTCTCCAAATGAATTTATAAATAATCAAGCGCAAACCATTGATGGTACGCAAACAATTGAAAGTGCAGTTTTAGCTGGACCTATCACTATTCCTGCAACTATAA